CGCGCCTGCCAAGCCGTAGTGACTGAGTATCAGGCTGCTGGAGGCAATGGACCGTGACCTGGTCTCCGGGCCATCGCCCACTGACCGTGCTTACAGTGCAGCTGAGCACAGAGCTGGCTGCGGCGGCCAAGCGCGTCGGCAAGGCGAAGAGCTGGCAAGTGCGTGACGCCCACCTCGCCGCAGTGCGTGTGCTTCTGGCGAAGCTGGAAGCCCAAGAATCGGGTGAGCAGGATGACTGTTGCCGGCCGCCTGTTCCGCCCTCGTCGAGGTGAGTAAGTAGTGCCGAGTCGAGCTCCGAAGCATCGGCCGTACAAGGCTGCTGCCGCTGCGCACGTACCAGCTGAGTCCGTCCGGTTGACTACCGCCCAACGGGGCTACGGCTCCCGATGGCAGAAGGCCCGCGAGACGTTCCTCAAACGAGCGCCGCTTTGTGTGGAGTGCCAGCGATCCGGCCGAGTGAGGCTCGCTACGGTGGTCGATCACATCAAGCCGCACAAACGCTGCCAAGCGCTGTTCTGGGACACCGGCAACTGGCAGGCCCTCTGCAAGCGCTGCCACGACGCCAAAACGGCTAGGGAAGACGGTGGATTCGGGAACGCCGTTCGGCCGACGCGTGTTCCATAAATGGAACGATATTTAACGAAAAATTAACAAAATGGGGAGGGGAGGTCAAAAGTTTGAGAGTCATTCTCACCTGACCATACGCCCACCCGTTCTTTCCCACCGTCAGTTGGGAAAAACCATTTTTATCAGTTCAGCCGTTGCGCTGATGGAACGAACCATGGGTAATCCTCGTAAGCCGACATCGCTGAAAGTGGTGGCGGGGACGGACCGTCCGGATCGTGAACCCGCGGCGTCGGTCGATCTACCACTCGTGTCGGATGTCCCCTCGGCGCCTGATTGGCTGCCGAACGCCCATGCTATCAAGGAATGGGACCGGTTGGCGCCAATCCTGCACGCGAACAAGTTGCTGACCGAGGCAGGGCTTTCTGCCTTCGGCCAGCTGTGCGCGCTGCATGGCAACACCGTGCAGCTCTACTCGGCCGGCTTGGCGCCGGTGGCTTCGATGGTGTCCCAGCTGCGCGGCCTGATGAACGACTTCGGGCTGACGCCGGTCGCCCAGGGCAAGGTCAGGCCGTCCGGCGATGTCGAAAAGACAGGAAATTCATTCGCCAATAACGGGGCGAAGCGGAAGACCCGTGCGTGATTACGTTGGCATCGCCACGGCATATGCCGAAGAGGCGGTAGCCGACAAGAAGGGCAAGAAGTTCGGCAAGTGGATTCGGCTGGCCGGCAAGCGGTTCCTCGCGGACCTGAAGCGCGCCAAGCGGAAGCGGCCTCCGTTCCTGTTCGATGAGTGGCACGCATGCGACCCATGCGACTTCATCGAGAAGCTGCCCCACGTTGAAGGGAAGTGGGCACGACCGGAGATCGAGCTGCACCGGTCCCACGTGTTTTTCGTGGTGCAGCTGTTCGGCTTCCGCAACCTGGATGGCAGCCGGCGCTTCACCTCGGCGCTGTTCGCGGTTGCCCGCAAGAACGCCAAGTCCACGTTGGCCGCGGCGATCCTGCTCTACTGCCAGTGCTGTGAAGAGGAGGAGGGCGCCCAGATCATCTCGGCGGCCACAACCGGCAGCCAGGCGCGGATCATCTTCAACGTCGCCAAGCGGATGACCGAGAAGACGCCCGACCTGCAGGAGGCGTTCGGGCTTGCGTGCTGGGCCAACGCGATCAGTCGCGTGGAGACGGGGGCAACCTTCAAGCCCATCAACTCCAAGGCCAGCACGCAGGACGGCCTGAACCCGTCGCATGTTGGCCTGGACGAGATCCACGCTCACAAGTCGGCGGACCTGTTGAACGTTCTGACGTCAGCGGCGGGCGCACGCAGCAACCCGCTGTGGCTTTACACCACGACCGAGGGGTATACCAACCCGGGGCCGTGGGGGGAAATCAGGCAGTTCGCCAAGCAGGTGCTGCAAGGCATCCTGGGCGACTCGGCCGACCACTTCCTGGTGGTGTTCTTCGCCGTCGACGATGACGACGACGAGTTCGACGAATCAGCTTGGCCCAAGGCCAACCCGCTGATGGACGCCAACCCGCACCTGCTGAAGGCGATCCGCAAGGAGGCCGTCGAGGCGCGGCAGATGCCCTCGAAGCTGGCCGAATTCAAGATTAAGCGACTTAACCGGCCGGCTTCCTCCGCCACTGGCTGGGTGGACCTGACGAAGTGGCAGAAGTGCGGCGGCGCGGTCGATCTGGACTGGCTCGCGGGGCAGCCGTGCTGGGGCGCATTCGATCTGGCGAGCACGCTGGATATGACGTCTTGGCGCCTGGTGTGGAAGGTGGACGACGTCTATTACACCTGGGGCCGTCGATTCGTTCCGGCGGACGCGGTGCGTGCGCGCACGGAGCGCGGCGTGGTTCCGTATGCGGGCTGGGTGGCGGCTGAGTTGATCGAGACCACCGAAGGGGAGGTCACCGACTACAGCGTGGTGGAGGCGAGGATCCGTGAGGACATCGATCGATTCGGTCCTCAGGCGATCGCCTACGACCGCTGGAACGCCGCTGAAATTGCGCAGCGCCTCTTGGCCGATGGTCACCCGCTGGTCGAGTTCAACCAGACCACGAAGAACTACCACCCAGCCATGCAGGAGCTGGAGCGGGCATACATCGGAAAGAAGGTCTGCCATGGGAACGACCAGGTCCTGAACTGGTGTGCCTCCAACCTCATCGCTGTGAAAGACGGAAACCTGAACATGAAGCCCGACAAGAAGCGATCGCCGGACAAGATCGATGACATGGCGACACTGCTGATGGCGATTGGTATCAGCATGCCTACCGCTGTCCAGGACGACGCCAGCGACTTCATTTCCAGCCCGGTGATCGGATGAAGACCAAGGCAGCTAAGCCGGGCCGACTGCGTGCGGCTGCACTGAAATGGCTGGGCGTACCTGTTCACCTGACGGATGGCGACTTCTGGGCTGAATTCTTCGGGTCGAGTTCGAATGCTGGTGTTCCGGTCAACCACCAGACGGTGTTGAAATTGTCAGCGGTTTGGTCGTGCGTCCGTCTCATCTCGGAGACCATCTCCACGCTGCCACTCTCGATGTACGAGAAGACCAGCAGCGGGAAGCGGGTAGCGAGCCATCATCCGCTGCAGTTCATCCTCCACGACCAACCCAATGCGGACACCACTGCGGCGGTCCACTGGGAGGCGAGCGTGGCGGCGATGCTCCTGCGCGGGAACGCTCGCTGCGAAAAGCTGATGATCGGCGGCAAGGTGATCGGACTGCAGTTCCTGCACCCGGACAGGCTTGCCTCGTTCCGCCGCAACGGCGTCAAGGTGTGGCGATACACCGACGAGAACGGCACCCAGCGCGAGATCTCCAACGATAGAGTCTGGAGCATCCCTGGCTTTTCTCTCGATGGAAAGGAAGGCGTCTCCGTCATTGGCTACGGTGCGGAGGTGTTCGGCGCGGCGATCGGTGCCGACATGGCTGCCAGTTCGACGTTCTCCAAGGGCTTGCTGCCGACCACGGCAATCACCTACCCGAGCACGCTGAAGCCTGATCAGCGCAACGATGCTCGCCAGACGCTGGAGGCACTGAGCGGAGCGGTTAATGCCGGCCGTCCGGTCATCCTCGAGGCCGGTTCAGAAATCAAGACGATCGGCATCAACCCATCGGATGCTCAGCTGCTCGAATCTCGCGCCTTCTCAGTCGAGGAAATCTGCCGCTGGTTCCGCGTACCGCCCTTCATGGTCGGTCACAGCGAGAAGTCCACCAGTTGGGGGACGGGGATCGAGCAGCAGATGATTGGCTTTCTGACCTTCACCCTGGGGCCGTGGCTTCGCCGAATCGAGCAGGCGATCAGCAAGGATCTTCTGACCCCGGCGGAGCGGCTGAGGTACTACCCGAAGTTTGCGGTGGAAGGACTACTCCGTGCCGATAGCGCCGGCCGCGCTTCCTTCTACGCCGCGATGGTCAATAACGGCATCCTGACGCGTGACGAAGTCCGCGAGCTGGAAGACCGGGAGCCCATGGGCGGTAACGCAGCTGTACTGACGGTCCAGACGGCGTTGGCGCCGCTGGACAAGCTTGGCCAGGCCGAAGACGGCAATGCAGCCCGTGCGTCCCTACGCGCCTTCCTCGGCGTGCCTGACGCCACCAGCAAGGAATAAGAGATGACCATCCGTGCAACCCCGGGCGTCCCCAGCGGACGGCCGCAGATGGACGTGCGTAGCTATATCGCGCCGGCTGCTTTCGATCGCTGGGACTCCAGCATCCGTGCCGCTGCCGAGAACGAAGAGGACCGAACGATCGGCATCTACGACGTCATCGGCGAAGACTGGTGGACGGGCGGCGGCTTTACTGCCAAGCGCATGTCAGCTGCCCTGAGATCCCTCGGCAAGGGTCCTGTGACCGTGGCGATCAACTCGCCCGGTGGCGACATGTTCGAAGGCCTGGCGATGTACTCGATGCTGAGAGAGCACCCCGGCGAGGTGACCGTGAAGGTCATGGGAATCGCCGCCTCTGCCGCTTCGATCATTGCAATGGCCGGGGATCAGGTCCAGGTGGCGCGCGCCGGTTTCCTGATGATCCACAACTGCTGGCTGCTCGCTGCGGGCAACCGACACGAGCTGCGCGAGATCGCCGACCAGCTGGAGCCTTTCGACCAGGCCATGGCCGACGTCTATGCGGCCCGGACCGGTGAGGACGTCAAGGCGATGCAGAAGCTGATGGATCGCGAGTCCTACATCGGCGGCAGTGCCGCTGTATCGCAGGGCTTCGCCGATTCCCTTCTCGACTCCGACGAAATCAGCAAGACCGACGACGGCAAGAACGCGTCAGCCGTTCGCCGTATGGAGGCAGCGCTCCGAGCATCGGGGATGCCCAAGTCCGAGGCAATGCGTCTTATCAGCCAATTCAAGTCCAGCGCGGGTGATCCCGCTGGCAACGGTGAGGGCGATCCCACCAAGCCTGTGGCGCCGCCAGCGGCGCAGATCCAACCAAATGCGGCGCTTGCCGCGAACCTCACCAACATCCTGTAAGGAGAGCCTCCATGCCCCAGATCGACGACGATATCAAGAACATCAACTCCAGTTTGGAGAAGGTGAACGACCAGCTGAAGAAGCACGCGGAGCAGGCCAAGGCCGATATCAACGCGCATGCACAGCTGTCCGAAGAAACCAAGGGCAAGGTCGACCAGCTGTTGGTCGCCCAGGGCGAGCTGCAGGCCAACCTGCAGGCAGCCCAGCAGGTGATCGCCAAGCTCGAGCAGGGCGGCGGGGTGCCGGCCAAGGCCCGCACCATCGGCGAGGTCGTGGCGACCTCCGACGTGTGCAAGAACTTCAACCCCGGCATGCAGGGCAGTTTCACGGTCAAGGCCGCGATCACGCGCGAGGACGCATCGGCGGGCAGCCTTATCGAGCCGCACCGTATCCCGGGAATCGTGGCCACCCCGAACCAGCGCCTGTTCCTTCGCGATCTGCTCACCTGGGGCACGACCACGTCAGATAGCCTGGAGTACGTGCGGGAAACGGGATTCACCAACAATGCCGAAGTCGTGGCCGAGAATCCGACCAACCCGAAGCCTGAGTCTGACTTGGCCTTCGAGCTGGACTCGGCGAAGGTCGCCACCATTGCCCACTGGATTCGCGCCTCCAAGCAGGTCCTGCGCGACGCCGGCATGCTGCAGGCCTACATCAACGGCCGCCTGATGTACGGCCTGAAGCTGAAGGAAGAAGCCCAGCTGTTGAAGGGCTCGGGCGTTGGCCTGAATATCAACGGCCTGTACACCCAGGCGACGACCTACGCGAACCCGGGTGTGGTGGTGCAGAACGAGACCGCCATCGACCGTCTGCGCATTGCCATGCTGCAAGTCACCCTGGCCGAGTACGAGGCCGACGGCATCGTGCTGAACCCGATCGACTGGACCACCATCGAGCTGTCGAAGACCACCGAGAACGCCTACCTCTTCGCCACGCCGCGTGGCCTCGCCGTTCCCGGCCTGTGGGCACGTCCGGTCGTGGCCACCAAGGCCATGGACCTGGGCGACTTCCTCACCGGTGCCTTCAAGATGGGCGCCCAGGGCTGGGACCGCGAACAGGCGAACATCACCGTCTCCAACCAGGACCGCGACAACTTCGTCAAGAACATGGTCACCATCCTCTGCGAAGAGGACGTGGGCTTGACCGTCTTCCGCCCCGAGGCCTTCGTGAAGGGCGGCTTCGACGGCCTGCCGGTCACCGATGGCGCGGGCGCCGGCGGCTGATCCCCTGAGGCGCCCGGTAGCCCCGGGCGCTTCCCCTGACGAAGGAACCGAATCATGGCCAAGGTCATTGCACTCACCTCGTTCGAACACCACGGAAGCCGCAGCCGCGGCGCACAGTTCGACGTATCCACCCAGCACGCAGACTTGCTGGCCAAGCGCGGCCTCGTGAAGCTGGCTGGGCAGTCCGCCCCGGCCGGCGGCTCCCCCGCGGCGCCGACCAGCGAGACCAACGATGGCGCTCAGCTGGTCCGCCAGAAGGCTTCCGACGCGATCGCGGCGATTGCAGCGGTTACCGATCTCGCACGGCTTGACGCAGCGTTGAAGGCGGAAACAGCCAAGGGCGACAAAGCTCGTGCCACGGTGGTTGAAGCGATTGAAACCGCCATCAAGGCCGCAGCGCAGGCGCAGGCCTGAGCCATGCGCCTGGTGACCATTGAGGAGGCCCGGCAGCACTGCCGGGTCGATAGCGACGACGACCAGATGCTGACGCTCTATGGCGGAGCAGCAGAGGACGCCGCTCAGGAGTTCCTGAATCGGCGGGTTTACAAGGACGAGGACGCCCTGGCTGCGGCGGTACTGGCCGGCACTGCAGGGTGCGATCCGATCGTTGTCAACGACGCGATCCGGGCAGCGGTGCTGCTCACCCTCGGTCACCTGTATGCGAACCGCGAAAACGTGATCGTCGGCAGTGCGGTGTCGGAGATGAAGGAAGGCACCCGCAGCCTGCTCTGGCCCTACCGGGTCGGGCTCGGGGTTTGATGTGGCCTGCCAGGGGTGTCTGCAGCGTAGGGCCTGGCTGTTGAAATGGATGGGGATTGCCCATGAACGAGCAAAACGAGCTGTCGGAAGCGCTGAAGGCGTCGGCCGAAGCACAGATAGCGCAGGCAGAAGCGATGATGGCGCTGGCGCAAGCACTGGCGGAGAACGCGGAAGCGACCAACCGGCTGATGGACTACGTCTGCCAGAGCGAGGACGTGGAGGCTGATCCGGAGGCCGGCAGCTACATGAGCGGGAAGCCGCGGTGATCGCCGCCGGACGTCTCCGCCACCGGGTTCTGATACAGAACCCCGTGGAGAGCCAGGATCCCAGATCAGGCGCACCCATCACGACGTGGGTCGATCTGGCTACGGTCTTCGCCGAAGTAGTGCCGTCGTCCGTCCGCGAGTTCGTGGCCGCCCAGGCGATCGACAGCGAGGTGATCTCCCGCATCACCATCCGGCACCGGGCTGGCGTCAGCGACAAGAGCCGCATCATCCACAGGGGGCAGGTCTACAACGTGCACGGTGTGCTGGCCGATCCAGTCAGCGGGCTGGAATACATGACGCTGCCATGCAGCGAGGGGGTCAACGATGGCTGACGACATCCGATTCGACGTCAGCGGCCTCGCCGGTGTTCGAGAGCGCATGAGGGGGCTGAAGGCGGAGGTTAGCTTTCGCGCGGGAAGAACGGCGCTGCGCGCCGCGTCGCGAGTGCTCCGCGATCAGGCGCGGGAGAATGCAAGAAAGCTTGATGACCCGACGACCCCTGAGGAGATCTGGAAAAACATCGATATCCGATGGAATTCAAGAGCATTCAAGCGTGATGGTGTCCTGCCATTTCGAGTCGGCGTTCTTGGAGGTGCCCGGCGATATACGGAGACCGTTGTAAACGTACGCCGCCGCAGGGTAGGGCAGGCCTACAAGACGCTCGGAAGCTCAACCAATCCCGGCGGCGATACCTGGTACTGGAGGTTCCTTGAATTCGGAACTGAGCAGGTGGAGGCACGGCCGTTCTTGCGGCCAGTCGCGTCTCAGGCAGGGCAGAAGGCGATCGACGTGTTTGCCACGAAGCTGAGCGAAGGCATTGATCGGGCACTGGCCAAGCAGGCACAGGGAGCAAAGAAGTGATCGCCCCTATCTTCGAGGCCTGCACCGCCAGCGCGGCAGTGTTGGCTCTGTTCGGCACCAGCCCTACACGGGTCTATCCGTTCGGACTGGTAGAGAAGCCGCCGGCGCGGCCCTACGTCGTCTGGCAGACCATCGGCGGAGAACCGACCCAGTACCTGGGCGACCGCCCTGACGTGGACGGGTACTCGCTGCAGATCGACGTCTACAGCGACGACCCGGTCTCGCTGCTGCCGGCGGCGCGGGCGATCCGCGACGCGATCGAGGGACAGGCCTATGTGACCCGCTGGGGTGACCAGGTGAAAGACCCCGAAACCAAGCTGTACCGCTACTCGTTTGACGTGGACTGGCTCGTGCCGCGCTGAAGACGTTCGTCCGTTTCACCCACCCACACCCCGCACTGCGGGGTTTTTTTATGCCCGCAGGGAGACATTCATGAGCATGCTGACGCAAGGCACCCAGCTGTACGGCCTGATCAATAGCCAGATCCGCGAGATCGAGTGCATCACCAACTTCAACCCCGGCGCGAACCCGGCGGACCAGATCGAAGACACCTGCCTGTCCGAGACCAAGGCACGGTCCTACAAGAAGGGCCTGCGCACGCCTGGGCAGGCTTCGGTCACGATCAACGCAGATCCGCGCAACGAGAGTCACTATCTGATGTGGCAGCTCGGTGAGGACGATTCCGACGAGAAGATTCAGTGGGCTATCGGCTGGTCTGATGGCGTGGACATCGCCCCCACGCTGGCGCCGGGCGGCTCCATCAGCGGCGTCAACGTCACCAGCGGCGGCACTGGCTATACCAGCGCGCCGACCGTGACCCTGACGGGCGGCGGCGGTAGCGGCGCCACAGCAACTGCCATCGTTGACAGCGGCTCGGTGATCGGGGTCTCCATCACCAATCCGGGCACCGGCTACACGAGTGTGCCGACGGTGGCCTTCAATGGCGGTGCCGGCACCGGTGCGGCGGCAACGGCCCAGCGCAACAGCGAGCCGGAGATGGTGCTGCCCGAGGGTAGGACCTGGTACACGTTCCTCGGCTACGTCGCCGACTTCCCCTTCGACTTCCAGGCCAACGCTGTGGTTTCCACCGCTGCGAGCCTGCAGCGCTCTGGCGCCGGCGTCTGGGTCCGTAAGGTGGTGACCCCGTGACCGCTGCGAAGCCGCAAGGCCGGAAGCGGGCGGCGCCGCCCGCGTCCGTCCCGAAGAGTAAGGCGGTATCCCTTTCGATCGCTGGCCTGCTGCAGGCCGGTGCCTTCACTGGCCGCCCGGTCGAGAAGGAGGTCAGCTGGCGCCAGGGCGAGCAAGAGTTCACCGCCACGGTGTTCGTGCGGCCGCTGGGTTTCCAGTCCGCAATCTCCGACGTGCTCGCCGCCGGCGGGCGCCAGGACAGCGTGGCCGGCCGCATCGCGGCCTCCATCTGCGATGAGCAGGGAAAGCCCGTCTTCACCGTAGGTGACATCACCGGTGCGTCGGATGCGG